TGTCGCTCCGATCGTGCGGCAGATTGGAACGCTGGGGACGATCGTTCCAATCGACCTCGCCGGTCCTCGGAGTCTCTGGACTTCGTCAAGACGGGAGCCTCGTAATGCCGGGACCGCTCCCCGATCCCGAGACCTCGAAGCGGAACAAGTCGACCCGAGCGCTTCCGACGACGGCTCTCCCTGTCTCCGGCTATCAAGGCGAGATCCCCGAGCCGATCCTTCCGCTCTCGAAGCTCGCCGCGAAGCTCTACGAGCGAGCGTGGAGGTCACCGGAGGCGGCTTCGTGGCACGAAGCGGACGCGGACCTCGTCGCCGAACTCGTGAGCTTGAAGGCGATCGTCGCTACGGCGGCGGCGGACGGCGAAGCTCCTCAAGCGGCGCTCCTCTCCCAGATCGTCGCTCGGGAGGACCGGCTCCTATGTTCGCCACTCTCGAAGTTGAAGGCTCGGGCGAAGATCGTCGACGATCCGCCGGACGAGACCGACGAGTCCGACGAGGTCGAGTTCCGAGACGTGATCGCGTGAGCGGCTTCCTCGTCCTCGCCATGATCCTCGTCCTCCTCGCGGTCTGGACCCGCCTACCGTGAGCGGCGACCGGACGGTCTCCCTCGGCTGGAGGCTCGCCGCGTGGATCGAGAAGTCTCTCGGGATCACGCTCACGACAGATCAGAGAGTTCGCCTCGTGAAGCTCTACGAGGTCGACGAGCGAGGCGAGCGCGTAGTTCGTCGAGCCGGTCTTCTCCGTCCGAAGGGGACCGGGAAGTCGCCGGAAGGCGGCTATCTCGCCTTCGCCGAACTCGCCGGTCCGGTCGTCTTCTCTCACTTCGACCCGAAGAACCCTCACGCTCCGGTCGGGATCCCTCACTCGGGACCGCTCGTCCAGATCGCCGCTCTCTCGGAAGATCAGACGGCGAACGTCATGCTATGGCTCTACGACGTCCTCGCCGATCGTCCTCACGTCCTCGGCGAACTCGGGATCGAACTCGGGAAGTCGGCGATCTCCCGGCGGCTCCGGAACCGTGAAGGGACCGCCGGTCGGCTCGAAGTGGTCACCGCCGCCGCTGGGTCTCGGGAAGGCGCTCGGATGACGTTCGGAGTTCTCGATCAGACGGAGTCTTGGACGAAGGAGAACGGCGGAGTCCGGCTCGCCGACGTAATGCGACGTAACGCGGCGAAGGTCGGCGGCTGGACGATCGAGCTAATGAACGCTCCGGAACTCGGGGACGCGTCCGTAGCGGACAGGACGATCGAGGCGGCGACGAAGAAGTCCGAGGGAGTCTTCTACGACGGCGGCTCTCCCGTCCCCGAGGTTCCGGACCTCTCGGACCGTCCCGCTCTCCGAGAGGCTCTCGTCGTCGCCTACGGAGACTCGTCGACGGACGTCGGCGGCTGGGTCGACCTCGACCGGCTCGTCGAGGAGATCAATGATCCGGATACGGACCCAGCGGACGCGCGCCGGTACTTCTTGAATCAACGCGTCCCGAAGTCGGAGCGAGCCTTCGACCGGAAGAAGTGGATCGAGAACGCGACCGATCGAGGTCGGATCGAGGACGGCTCCTTCGTAGCGGTCGGCTTCGACGGCTCTCTCTTCGAGGACGCGACCGCTCTCGTAATGGCGGACGTCGAGACCGGGACGACGGAACTCGTCGGTCTCTGGGAGAAGACGGACCGGGACGGCGACGACTGGGAGGTTCCGATCCACGAGGTCGACACTCGGGTCGCCGAACTCGTCGAGACGTACGAGGTCGCTCGCCTCTACGCGGACCCTCACCGCTGGGCGACCTCGATCGCCGAGTGGAACCGGCTCGCTCGGAAGCCGTTCGCGTTCTCGTGGGACACGAGCCGATGGCGACAGATCGGCTACTCGTGTCGATCGCTCTCGACGGAGATCCGCTCGAACGAGATCGGTCCGGCTCCGGACGAGCCGGATCTTCTTCGGCATCTCTCTAACGCGGTCCGTCGTCGGGTCAACGCTCGGGACGAGACGGGACGTCAACTCTGGACCCTCGCGAAGCCCGCTCCGAGCTTGAAGATTGACGCGGCTATGGCGCTCGTCCTCGCCGCCGAGGCTCGTCGGGACGTGAAGCTCGCGGGCGGGAAGGCTCGTCCTCGACGGAAGTCCGCGGGCTTCTAGCCTTCCGCTCGGTCGAGCTAGCGGAAGGCTCGTCCCAGATCTTGACGAAGAAGAGGAGATCTTGAGGTTCGAGCGAGGAGCTCTACTCGAGGTCTCACGCTGGGTGAGATTCAAGCTCGCCGGCGATCGACGGAGAGTGATATAAGTGTCAAGAGGTCGAGGACCGCGATCACTTATCCCCTAGTCGACTTGCGGAACCTCCCCGATATCGAGTAACGTCGCCGCCGAAGGCGCTCAACGGGAGCGGCTCACGAACAAGGAGATCACGAAGATGAAGAACCTCACCGAAGTCCGGACCGCCGTCGAGAACCTCCCTCGCTACAAGGGGACGAAGTGGACGAACGGTCCGGAGACGTGGAGCCTGGCATTCTGTAAGAAGATGGACTCGCTCACGCTCCTCTCCGCCGACCTCGCCGACGACGTGATCGCCGTCGATCTGATCGACAAGATCAAGACCGGCGACCTCCGCCGAGGCGACTTGATCCTCCGCCGCTGGGCGGGAGGACGTAACTCGATCGACGTCGTCGCCGAGGTCCGTCCCGCTCCGACTCACGACTCCCTCGGGAAGCCGATGGGAGGTCACTACGTCCTCACGACCGCCTCGGGCGGGAACTTCCGGACGCTCTCCCAGATGTGGACGACCGGCGACTACGAGGAGCGGATCGACGTCGCTCGTCCGATGTCGATCATCTCCGAGGAGATCGCCGCCGTCGACGCTCGGATCGCCGAGTCCGAGGCGATCGTCGCCGAGATCGACGTCCGGATCGACACGATCCAGGCGACCGACGACGAGACGGACCGCTTCAACGAGGCGAACTACGGGACGGAGACCGCGGACTACGACGAGGTCTGTCCCCTCTGCGGCGAGTCTCTCGCTAGCTCGCCGAACGGCTCGCTCGTCGAGGACGCGGACGGCGACGTCTATCACGAGCCTTGTATCGACGAACTCTTCGCCGAGACCGACTCCGCCGTCTCGTCGCTCTCGACCTACGACCCGGTCTCCGAGGGGGACGTCGTCCGCTTCGTCGCCGACTACTCGACCGGAGTTCTCGTCGACGGCGGTCCGACGGCTCCCGCCGGATACGAGGCGGTCGTCGAGGAGGTCGGCGACCTCGACGGCGACGGCTTCCCGATGGCGATCCTCGTCCGCTTCCCAGAGACGGACTTCGGCTTCTCGCCTCGACAGTACGTCCCGGCGACGGTCCTCGAAGTCGTCCAGCGCTTCGCCGATATGGATCTCGACTCCGCCGACGAGCCGGAATGCTCGCCGGAGTCGCCATGCTCCTCGTCGTGTCCCTCGACCGCCGACGAGGAACTCGAAGCGCTCCTCTGGGAAGGCGCTCCCGCCGACGAGGTCGGTCCCTTCGACGACGTCTGTCGACACGACGGAGACCGCTCGACGGTCTCGTACGAGGCGATCGGCGGCGGTCGGACTCACGAGCTTGTCTGTCCCTCTTGCGGTCACGTCTTCTTCGAGCTTCAACTCGTGACGATCCGAGATCTCCGTCCCGGCGACGTCTTCGTCTCGAACGAGGAGGAGAACCTCCTCCCGCCGTACTGGGTCGTCGAGAAGATCCTCCCGTCCCGCTACGACGACGACTTCGTCCTCTTCGCCTCGCTCGATCATCCGGACGGCGAAGTCCGTCGTCGGAACTTCGAGGCTCCGTCTTGTCTGATCGTCGCCGTGAAGAAGGATCTCCACGAGGTCAACAGGAAGCGAGCGACCGAGCGCTCCCATCGGATCGCCGACTCGCTCGCTCTCGCCGTCTTCTCGACGGACTCGTATCACGACGGCTCCGGCGACTGGGAGGTCGAAGCTCTCGTCCGAGACTTCCGTAACGCTGGAGGCTCTCACGCGTGGAGCGACGACTCGATCGAGACGGCGATCGAGGTCAAGTTCGAGAGCCTTCGGGATCAAGTCGCTCGGGTCGCTCGTGACCTTATGGCGGCGAGTGTCTACGAAGCGGTCCTCTCCGCCGCTCCTCGTCCGTTCTCCGCCGTCTGGGCGGACGCTCTCGTCCGAGTGAACGGCGAGATCGACCGGACTCCGCCGACGGCGAAGTTCCTCTCGGAAGCTCGTACTCAAGTCCTCGCCTCGAAGGGCCGATGAAAGAAGCCATGATCCGTATATCGAACCTCATCCGCTGGACCGCCGCCGGGACTCTCCCGACGGTCGTCCTTTCAATCTGGATCGGAGCCGCCTCGTGAGCCTCCTCCTTCACCGCTCCGCCGAGCGAGTCTGTCGAGAGGAGGAGCGGCGGCTCCTCCTCGACGAGCGGCTCTCGTGGGAGATCCACGGTCGGATCCTCACGATCACGACCGGCGAGTCTTTCTCGTGGGTCCAGGGATCCGGCTGGGTCCGTCCGGACGGCTCACGAGCCGACGGTCGGAAGCCGCTCGGCTCCCGTCCGATCCGCGACGAGGGACAGACGACCGCTCGCCACTCGCTACCGGGATCGTGGGAGCGATGATCGGCTACGTCTGGGAGCGGCGCTCGCTCGACGTCCTCGGCTTCGTCCTCGTCCATCCGGTCCGGAGCTTCCGCTTCGTCCGAGCGGCGATCGCTCCCTTCCCGATCGAGGTCGGGTCGTGAAGCGGCGGACGGCTTCTCCTCCGGCTCCGCTTCGACACTCGGAGACGATGATCCTCCCAGACGGTCGGAGGCTCGACGAGGGGGACGAGTTCACTCTCCACGGCGGCGGGAGGTTCCGCTTCCTCTACGAGTACCTCGCCGACGGCTCGGTCGCCGCCTTCGGTCCGGTCGGGTCTCCTCGGGCGAAGCTCCGAGCCTTCCAGCCGGAGCGAGTCCGGACCGTTCACCGGGACAAGAAGTCCCGCTAGCTCCTCCCTCTGGAGGTCAAGAGTCCCGGTATATATACCGGGACTCTTTCGCGTCCGTAGCGTCCCCGCTTGATCCCCGTTACTCTCCGAAGAATGGCGACGACCGACCTCCTTCAAGATCTCGGGACGGAACTCACTCGTCGCCGAGAAGAACTCCTCCGCCTCGACGGCTACTTCTCCGACGGCTACGTCGACGCGCTCGACGTCCCGACCCGAGCGCGACCGGAACTCGCGAAGATCATCCGGTCGGGAGTCACGAATTGGCTCAAGCTCACCGTCGAGACGACCGCCGAGCGCTTGATCGTCGACGGCTTCCGCCGGTCGACGGAGACCTCGACGGACTCGACCGTCTGGGAGTGGTGGCAGGCGAACAAGCTCGACGGTCGCCAGATGGCGCACAACGTCGAGACGTTGAAGTCCGGCTACTCGTACGTCGGAGTCTGGAGCGGCGACGAAGGCGAAGCTCCAGTGATCCGACCGGAGTCGCCGTGGAGCCTCCACGTCGCCTACGACGGCGAGGATCCCGACGTAGCTACGTCCGCCGTGAAGATGGCGAGGACCGGACGCGCGTATCTCTACCTCCCCTCGGTCGTCACCGTGAACGAGTGGAACTCGCTCGCTCGCCGCTGGGACATTGTCGACGACTTCGAGAACCCTCTCGGCGAGATCCCCTTCGTGAAGTTCCGAGCGAACCCGAAGGTCGACGGCGGGACGTCGTCGGACCTCGACGTCGCTATCCCGATTCAAGACCGGATCACGAGGACGACGATCGAGCGCTTGATCGCCGCGTACTTCTCCGCCTTCCGTCAACGCTGGGCGACTGGACTCGTCCTCGACGTCGACGAGAACGGCGACCCGATCGCTCCCTTCAACTCGGCGGCGGATCGTCTCTGGATCTCCGACGAAGAGGGGACGAAGTTCGGC